TAAAATTAAAAAGCTTCCACACGCTTACGTGGACATAAATTAAATTACTGAGAGTGTATTTTTATAGTCCCCACTCTTCAAATTGAAAAATAAAAATTACAAAAGTACAAAAACATATACAAAAATTAAGCTATCCACGTAATATTAAAGAAAAGACCAAAGCTGAAGCTTAAAAAGCAAAAGTCTTTACTATCACATTTTGAAATGGTTGTGATAACCATATAAAATTTATATTCCTAAAAAAGTGAATTATATATATTTAATTTATAATAAAAATTGGAAAACAAAATTGAAAAATTTTAAGGACCTGTCCTATACAAAGATTTAGTGTAATCAAATGCCGGAATTATTGAAACAGGAGGAGACTTAAAAGTCGAGGGATACCCTGGGTATAACAAGGACGCAGATTCTATACAATCAGGACCTATCTGATAGTAACCAACGGCAGCACCAGCACCCGCTACCCTAACTGCAGGAACTACAGAAAGAGGGGCAAACGTTTGATATCCGGCTCTGCCAACATCATCAGCTGCAACGAAAATTTCTACAGCAACAGAAGTTTGAATCGGATCAGTAGTACCTGGATAATACACCAAAGGCTGGGCTAATTTAACTATTAGAAAACCCATATCACTAGTAGCCGTACGAAGTGAGAAGTTACCAGCACTTCCCTTCATTCCTTTAGAAGCATCGCCAACAAATCTAAACGGAGACATATGAGGCACTTCAACTTCATGCACAGATGTACTCATAGCCATACGATTAAATGTAGTACCATCAAACAAACCAACATCCTGATCTGCTGAAGTCATCAAATAATTTGGCCGTTCCTGCATCGGTAATGGTGATAACATGTTATTATCTGCGTACGGATTTGGTGATTTTTCTGAAAATAAGTATTGTGCTGATATAGCACTAGCAAATGGACCATTCGTTGGTGCTGTTAAAAGATCAGAAAAAGGTTGCGTTGAACGCCACTGTTTATTACCCGAAATATCGGTGTTAAAATTATGAAAACCGGGAGGTACATAATAGACCTCTCCCATAGTCGTTCCCATAACCCCTATTTTAAATCTAGCTCCACCAGAATACCCAAGAAACATACCATTAATCAGTTGTTGAGGGCATGAACCGTAAATTTCAGCAGTTCCAGGCGTCCCTCCTACAGCAGTAGGACCGCGAACTCCAAGTAACTCGGCTACATCTATTTGTATTGCTCCTCTAAAAGCGTCCAACTCAGTATTCGTATATCTCCTATAAAAACACCGATTGAACCTACGAAGATAATCTCTAACACTAACAATAGGCCTGAGATCAGTGGGTTTGATTTGCGTTTGCTCATGCTCTTTTAACAAAACGTCAGATTGATCCTCCACGGCAGCCTCAGCTGCAAAGGTCAACGGATATCCTTCACGTGATTCTATCTCTTTGGACTTCTCATTTGACTCTATTTCTACATTTTCCTGCACTAACTCGCCATTTTTATCATAAGATCTACCTGAGAACAGCGGAGTGCCATTAACTCGATAACCCATCTGAATGGGTCGAGAAGCGTATCCATAAAATTGAAAATCATCTCCAGCTGACAAATAAATATTAAATTCTACTGAAGTTGGGATTGTGCCGTTAACTACCAAAGGCTGATGAACGTAAATATAATACATACCATGTTGTAAAGCGTTCAAAAGCGGATCTGATGTACAAGGAAGCTGCTCCAGACATGAAGCATAAGGAAGTTCGATGGTATGAACTTGATGACCTGAAAATTCTAAAGTTTCCATCATTAAATTTGGAACGGATTCGAACGCTGGAATTGATGTGATCATATTACTGTCTGGAGAGTAATTACGAGCAAGAGTTAATTTACAATAATGAAAGTTTGACATGACTGATTGAATATGTATTTTTAAAGAACCTTTCCAATATCTCGACAAATAATGGAGATTTTGAAAAACTGAATTTGTAGCTATAGTGTCTACAGGTTGACCTTGCCGGGTATACGAGGCGTCAACTACTTGTTGGAAAGGCGTGATTGGTCGGGTCCACAAAATCTGTCCCGACGTATTTGTATTTTTTAGTGTGAATTTCCCTATAAATTGTGGTTTTGCGATGATCTCAGACACCAACATTTCATCAATGTCTGTATCAAAAGTATAATCTCGAGTATAATGTGAAAATTGGGAATAAGGGTCTAACTTCTCTAACTGAATGGGAGCATCAACTACATTAGTGTTTTGTCTTAACTGAACGGCTACTTTTGTTGAAATTGTAGTATCCGCGGGGTTATGTAATCCTGTCAAACCACGTAGCCAAGCTCTACCCGAATCTATTAGATCAAAGGCTTGCACTTTAGTCGAACTAATTAAATCATAAGCATCACTAACAGTAGTCTTCACTCCCGAAGTCACACGATCAAAAATATTTGTAATAAACCCTTTTGTGCTTTCTACAAAACCCTCCCCAACAAAACTCTGAACTTGCCACAAAGGATCAACATGAGGTACGTAAAATTCCAAATCATTAAAAATAAAATGTGCAGAAATAGTTAAAGAATTAGTTCCACCAGTAGGAACTCCCATAGGATTGACAACCGCAACTATAACGTCTGCGGTATCACCGCCAGCAGGACCAGGAACCACAGTAGTTCCATTAATAGCTATGGGGGCCAACTTTGAGTTGACGTAGAAAGGAACCTCCAGCATAACTGGAGTAGCCTCATTTGCTGCTAAAAACACATGGGGCGCTACTAGATACTGATTCATATTGAGCAATGCATTAGGTGCTACCCACATATTATCAGCTCCCACTGGCAATGCTGTAGCGATCAAACAACCGCTATGCATAGGCGTACCTGCAACTTGAAAAACAACAGAAATTTTAGCTCTAAAATATACGGAAGCATCAAAAGGAATTTGCACTAAAGGATTAGTTAAAATATCGATTGGAATATTAAGATTTGCAATTCTTGTTCCTTCTACTGCTGTGTTTGACCAGGTTAAATTTTTTATAAAAAACGGTTTATTTAAAATTACTGAATAATCCATTTCCAATTGCTTTGGAATAGAATTCAGCATAGGCTTCTTCGAGTATCGATAAACTGGTTCAATTGCTGAGCGCGTTCGTACCGAAGAATAAAAATTTGAAACTGTTTCGTCAACCGTCTTGACGACACCAGTTTGTTCCACCCCCTCAGAGGTGGCTAACGAATTTAACAAATTAGAATTATTAGCTATGAATTATTTATTATCGGGAATAGTAAGCTCCATAAACACTTACTACTACCGTCTATTTAAAAAGAAATAAAATTTAATCTCTAATGCATTTTTAAAAAATAGAAAAAATTAAAAATTTTTATAAACATTATATATAAATTAAAAATTACAAATATTTACTTCCTCCCCAAAGGAGAGAGAAAGCAAAATCCTCATCATCTGTATACAAACTATACAGATATTCAGAGGACAAAATTTCGACTGGCATACAAAAATTGGCCAATCTCTGTAAAAATTCTTTAAGTAAAAAATCTCTGTGAGGCCACAGATAGATTTCCCTTTGATAAGTAGACAACTTATCTCGCAATACCGTGGTTAGGTCTTTAGATCTATCATAGAAACTCAAACCACTCTGTAATGTGCGAAGCTCCAGGGGACAAACTATTTGTTGAAGAACGTCGTGATAGCGAAACGACCTCTTTAAAAATGTAACCTCATCAATTGTTTGAAAGGGAACTATAATAGGTTTCTTCTCACTATCAGTAAAACCCATTCCCATTGATTCAAAAAACTCCTTCATGCTTATCGCATTTAAAATCTTCTCATATTTAAATATGCCTAATAACTTATCGTCACCATAGACATAATCCGTTATGCTTTCCAAAAAATCAACCACATTACCATTAGGAATCAACCTAATATACCACATTGCTGAATAAAAACGGTTCACTAATGAATTTAAAATTGCTGTTAAATAGTGACCTGATGGCATCGAATGTGTCGTAATATACAAATCATCTTGCACAGCTACAAGAGAACGTATAGCATTTTCTAAAATAAAATCTGAGACTAAAACATTATCCTCCTGGATGAACTCTAAAATTACATCTTTTATAGCATCTTGAACGACACTATTCATGGATCCATCCCACTTGGCTATATCGCCAGCAAAAATTCCTTTTGAAGATAATAGTTTCTCATACATTTTTGGCCACTCCTTTATTGGATTTATTCCAACCATAATATTATTTTCCTGCCTACGAGACATTAAATGCTCAACTAAAAAGCCAAAATATTTTTTCATTAAAACTTGGTGATGTAAAGTACCCACTCGAAAACTACGTGGTACTCCATCTTTTTCTTCACTTCGCAATTCATCTTTTAATGATTCAACCCACACAAATTTTAAATAATCCGGGTTTCCTTGATGAATGCCTTCTTCTAACAAACGCATTTCTTCTCTAAAAAATTCTTTAAAACACCCTTCTTCATAATTTATGTAATCGGTTTTTAATTTTAGGCACTTAAACCCATTACTAGATTTTTTATTTAAACCCGCCAACTTTTCATTACCACACACTATCTCTCTCTCATCCAGCGTGCGATACTCACTACCCTTCAAGAAAAACCTACAAACTGATTTTCCAAATTCTATTTCCTTAAAAGACGGATCTACGGTATGCCCAAACGATTTCTTTGCAATGTCTTTAACTGTACATTTCCCATATTTTATCAAATCTGCGGGAAATCTAGTTACTGGGTATATACCATACAACGGAGTTGTTCCTAAGCTACTATTTGTAGCTACACTAACTGGCAATTTTTCTTCTAGTTTCAAGATAGAACTATCCTCTATCACTTTATTACTTAACGTAAAAGGGCTACCAAACATCTTATCAGACAACAAAATGGTTCCAATATCTTTCCTTAAACCTTCTGGCCACTTAATGGCCAGTCCTAACCCTAGGGTTTCTGCGCCAGCCACATGCATACCAACTATAGAGGTATTATTTACAATTACTGAACCACAAACACCCTGACCATGATAAGCATATTGAAAATTTTCACCAACCACTGCATTACTATCATTATGTTCAAAAGGTATAGGAATTTTATATACTATAGGACTCTTTTCACTTATAGTAACAGATTTACAACTATCAAAAATCCCTTTAGGAGTTAACAAACTATACAAACTATCATCCTTAGCACTATTAAGAAAGAAATGCGCCATATTTTTTAAAACAGCTTGCATATTTTTTGGCATTTCACAAATGGCAACATCATTTTCAAAATCTCTAAATATTACACTAATTTTAACTTTATCATACAAAACATGAGATTTATTGTTGTCTTGATAAACTGTTACAACTTTACTATCCATTGGCAAACTATGATTAGTAGTAATAAAATAATGCCCACTAAACAAACCTACACCATAAATTTTCTTATTATTTTCTGTCATAATTGTAATATTTTTTAAATTCTTTAAAATAGCTGTATCTTTTGTTGACAAATTTTCATTCCTTAATTTCGAACTTTCACCTGAATAACAACCACTCACTGGGGTGGTCTTTTTACAACTCCACCATTCCAATGCTAATGCTATACCAAAAACTAAACACAACGTTATTATATGAGCCAAAATTTCGGGAATAAGAACAACTTCTTTTACTATTTCACATAAGTGTTTACATTTCCCAAACATCCACATAATTTGATCTTTAATTATTTTAAAATAAAATTGAGTCCAAGTTTCATTATTAACAGTTTCATTTCCAAAAATTTCACTAAACCTCCACTCTAAAAATTCATTACTATCCAACGTTTCATGCATATGATCGACTCTCATATCATGTAAAATTTGGTCCAGATTCGCAACTAAACTATCATCTTCATCCTGAGATTGAATCCAAGACATTAAACCCTCTGAACAAAAATCACTCTTTTCGTCTATAATTAATTTTTGTGATTCAGTTAAAATACCACTAACGTGTCTTCTCTCATTAATAAATTTCAAAATTTTAACGTTTTTAGCCAACCAAATCAAAAACTCTATTGGATCTCTCCCTACAAAAGTAAACGTCGCACTACCTCCTAATTTTAAAATTTCTTCTGACATGTACACCGGAAAACCTACTCTAAATTCTTTCGCATCTAAATCATAATATTTCCAGGTTACTGAACCTTGATAATTTCCATTCACAAATTTCGCATTTTTAAAATCTACAACTTGACATCTCCTCCAAAGGGCGGGCAATTCTCTAATACAATCTTGTTTAGTTAACCCCGAAAGATGCGTAAACTCATTAGTTGTAGCTAAAATTATTTCACTATTAAAAAACTTTGTATCTTTCTTTTCTGCCTGAGCACAATCTAAAGGATATTTAACTTCCGATATCATATTAATGAAAGTTCGCCACTGGGAAATTCCCTGTTGACCAACATCATCCATATAAAAAATTGTTTCGTTATTGTACATATCATAAAAATCCTTACCGTCATTGACATCTTTTACTTGATGGCAATATCGAGAATAAGGCAACGCTTGCAACAAACCATTCATAGCATGAGACTTACCACACGCCGGAGGCCCTTGAAAAACAATCCCTATGGGCTCAACGCGAGAACACTCCTCAAATGCTTTTACTCTTTTATACAAATTCGTGAATTCAAGATAAATATGACTAACTGCTGGGGATTTTCTAGCCCAGTCTGCCATTTCTTCTTTGTTTATTTTAAGATACAAATCTTTAATTTTCTCCCTATAATTAATTTTAAGCAAATTATCCGAAATATATTTAGAATTCTGTTGAACCTCCTGAGTAATTTCCCTCATAACTCCATGAATACTACTCTTACTCAATTTAGTACAAAAATCTTTAACCACTACAAGAATTTTACTTTGAGGAAAAAGATTCAACACCCACAACACACCATCAAAAAACACTTGGAGTAACCGATGTACACCTTTGAAATCTTCACTCATCTTACTACTAGTAAACAAATTTATTCTCTTAATTATTTCAAAAAACTCTTTTGGCAAAAACATAGACATAGAGGCTAAACAAACTTCTTCTAACATTTCTCCTTTAAAAATTGAAACATTACTTTTCCTTTTTAATAACAAATAAAAATCAATCAATAAAGTGGTTATAACCACAAAATCTACTCCTTTTTCACAAATCTTATATACTTTCAACAATAAAGAAAAAACCTCTAGGACATATTCATATGTAATGTCTGCCATTACATTCTTGCATTTTTCTATTTTGGCATTAATATTTATTAACACCTCCATTATGGTGCGAATAGCACCAACTGAATTTTTAATATCTGAAAAAAGTGACTCTGCTTTAAAATGTTCACACTCCTTAAATAAATATTTAAACTTCTTCTTCGAAATTATCATTTGCGACGAAACCAACTTAATTTTACTATTTCCATCGCAAATTATCGGATAATCTCCTTTCTTAAAACTGGACTTACCTACCAATTTCAATTCATTCGTATTCATATAAAAATAAAAATACTTACTCTGCTCTTCATGTTTATTTTGTTTTGTTGTGACCATTTTTTGTGTTGGCTATTAATATACTAATTCATAATATAAATTATGAAAAGCAACTTTCGCCATAATTTTAAATTTGCTTTTTAATCTTCCTAACAAAATCACCGGTAGTATGAGTTCTACTCTCTCTACACGATTCAAACTCTTGCGGAATCATTACAATGTCTACTCTTCAATCTTTCTAAGAGCCACACATAGAAGCATAACTAGGTTTATTTTCGGTAACGATAAAATCGCCCCGGGCTTGTTTTAGCTATCTGAACTTCTGGTACCACCAGACGTTTCAATTCAGAAATATCACTACTTTCGCTTTACTCTCAACATTTTAAGTTAAGAAAGGTGTATCGCCAACACCTACATAGTCTAATTTTGTTTTCCAACGTTATTAAAATAAAACCTAACACAAGCATGCAAATAACATACAGATGCCGGAATTAAATAGAAAAATCCAC